ACCTAGTAGTTCTAAAACCACTACCGTTAGTCTAGAAGTCTAGTACACTTCTAGAAATAGAGGGGGGGATAGAAACCCAAGTACGGGAATTTATAGATGTATAGGGTTGGGGGTTAGGATTCTAGAGGTGCATGGCCAAATTTTTGTAAAATTTTTTTTTGCAAATTTTTGCTTGAGCTCTCTATATAGGCTTTTATAATAGAGGGTGATGAAAACAACCTCCAACAGCTCTACCGGGCGCTCTATCTGTCTGGCTATCCTACTTCTTCTTTTCCTCACATTGCTTGGGTGTACAGGAGCACAAGTTGCAAAATTTCAATCATTAGGTTCTAAACATAAGATCACTCTCTACAGTGGCGGGGTACCGGTAGGTCTTTGGTATTCTACTGGCTATATTCAGAACGAAGATAAATCTGATGGTTATTACTTCAAGGATGATAGTACTGGTAAGCTCATTAGTGTTTCAGGTACTATAGTTATCGAGCAAGAATAAGATATAATTCCTATAACCGGGCCGGAGAACGTATGAAGGGTACCCTTTTAAGGATAAATAATCATATGAGACTTCGGGAGCTCCATCGGATGTATCAACTACTTGTGTTTATCTTCTTATGGACCTTCATCTTCAACGTGCTAGCTTGGATGACCTGGATTGCGTATTACTTCTTTGATTTCCGTACCCCTGTTATTCCATAGTATTAGAGTATAATTAAATTCGAATTACTGTCAACAGAGTTATTGTACCTTTACCTCCTCGAAGGCGGCTGAGGGCTTTAATTGGTCTAAGACCGGGAACACATCGACCGGGATGTGGGTTGGTAGAATTCTAAGTCTGAGCCGGGCCGGGCTCAAAAGGCATGAAGGTTTACCTAAATTTAACCCTTTGACGTATAAATAATCTATATATGAGTTCCCAGGATTTTCATCGCATTGACGAGGTCTACCACAATATCTATAGAAATAAGTTCCATCGTGAGAATCCTTTGATTGCTGAGGATAGTCTCTCTGAGGATGAAGAATACAAGTCCAAAGCCGTAGCCCATAAGGACGAGGCGGCCAAGGCCATTTACCACAAGCTAAAGCTTGAATATGGTAATAAGTTCAAGCCAGAGAAGGCTAGAGCCGCCGTGGCACACGCTCTAGGGTCCGTGCCTCAGGAGGATTGTGAAGATTGTGAGGATCGTTCTACCCCTTGTAAGGACAAGAAAGAGAAGATGAAGTACTTAAAGTCAAAGGGTATGAAGGGGTGGCCAGATGAGAGTGCTGAAGAGGGTAGTCCTTTGGAGAATAATCCTTTCCAGGAAGGTGACTTCATCACCGATCACGATGGTAATGAGTACGAGGTTATTGAATTACTTGCCGATGGTAGTATTCTTGTAACCGTAAGCGGGGGAAAAACCGCCGGCAAGCGCATGCGTATAGGGTCAGAGTACCTTAGTCATTTTTTAAAAACCGACGAAGATGAGGATTCAGAAGAAGAACTTGGCCCAGATCCAAAGGATGTAGCTGAGTATGATAAGGCAAAGAAGGATATTAGTTATGATAACTACCCGTTCTGGGATGCCTATCATGCAGTAAAAGAGGGTGCGTGGTCGGAGGATGACTTCCATCAATGGGCCTCTTCCGTCTGGTCAGCTGGAGCTGACGAGAGTCAGAGTCATCATTCCTAAATTATATGAATAAAGATTCCAATCTCATTTTTGAAGCTTATAAAAAGAGGCTCGTTTTAGAATCTCACGATCGGGATTATGTACCTTCTTTAAGAGGAGATTAAAGCTACTCTTGAAGACGAGTATAAGAAGAGAATAGCTTCGTACAGTAGTAGGGGTAGTGAGTTAGGGTATGCAGTAAAAAATACTCAGACAAAGCTTAATAACTTAGATCAAGAAGCAGCTGAGTTAAAAAAGATTATCGATCACGAGAAAGAGCAAACAGATAAATGGAACGCCGAGGTAGCAGGTACCGGTAGAACACCTTACACTCTTTGGGACGCTCTTTATAGTTTTGTATCTGATACATCAAAAGATGTCGACGGTTATAGATTCCGTACAACGTTTGAAAAGACCCCAACTATACAGATGGCTGAACTGTATAAGAAGTATTTAAATAGATAAAAGATTTACTTCTTTGTACGACCAGCTCGGGCCTTTACGCCGCAGGATTCTCTAAGATACTTGGCATAAGATTTATTATCCCTAGCACTATAGTTCTTAATTACTTTAGTTTTTGTCTTTGATGTTGCCATATTAATAATAATATTATAGACTAGTTATATGATTTACAAGAGTGTATTAAGAGATATATCCGGAGCTGTTATGGCTCTTTCCTTTATGTTATGCTATCTTCCACAAATCTTAAAGATCATTAAGACCCGTTCCTCATCTGATATCTCACCGACTATGATCTTTCTTGGTCTATCAGGTTATATCTTCGGCATGATCTATATGTTCCTTAATGTATTCGGAACCTGGTGGTTCCTCAATTACCTAACAGGAATCATCAGTTCCTTGTTCCTTTTATACTATTGGTACACACACAGGAACGGTCCCTAAGGAACCTTAGTGCTAGACGTGCCTTGTTCCTAGGAACACTAGGAATATAATCGATTTTACCTTAGAAAATAGTTCCTAGGAACCAGTAACATGTGAAAGGTTCCTTTATTATTATAAATAGTATATAAATAATACTATAGACATGATTTCCTTTAAACAGTATCTAAATAAGCTCGTGGCTGAACGTTATGTTGTTCTCTGGGGTAGGGAAGGTCAGAAAGGTGATTATGAAGAAGCCCTTGTTGACGACGATCAATTTATCAAAGCTTTAAATTATCTTAAGACTGATAAGACGTCTTTAGAGGATGTGAAGAAATTAATTATACAATCTGGCTTCAATGAAGCGTCAGTGAAGAGTATTCTTCATATTGTCTACAGTTTTAACAACCCTACAAACTTCTTTGAAGCTCTTAAGCGTAAGATGCCCATGAGTGAGCTACTAAATTGCGGTAATGTAACAACATACGTAGCAGAGAAGTATAACCTTGATATCGAGCTTGTTCGTGAGTTGTTACTATACCAAGCCCCTACAGTTCCGGTAACAGGGAAGACAGAAGCATTTATAATGCTGTTTGTTGAAGGTGCAACAAAGGGTACGAGAAAGAAAGAAAAGAAACCTGTTAACGCTGGTGAATTAGCTCCTAAAGCTGAAATTGGTGGCGATATTGTTATTGGATCTGAAAAATATGAAATTAAAGGTACAGGTGCAAGAATTAAAGCTAACAAGCCTGGTTACGGATCATCAGAACGTGCGGTAGATGTATTTGAAAAGAATCTTCGACAGCTTATGTCACGTGCTGGTATTAACGAGCCATTCACAGCAGCCGATCTCTCCATTACATCAAAGAATTATGGCTTTGCAGATAAAATAGCTCCCTCCCTACTTCAATCCAAGAAAGTACAATTCAAACAAATCGTACAGCTACACTATAGTTGGATTACCGAGCTCTATACAAATGATTCTGTATCATCAAGCCTCAATTTAACAGAATGGATTACACAGAGCTTAGATAAGAACACAGGTCAGTTTATACGCGGTGTGTTCGAAAAGAATTATTTTAATTTTGCTCTCAAATACTACGCAATGATTGATTCCTTCAATGCTATTGTTTTAATATCTACTAAAGGAGGTAGTATGGGTAAGATCGCATCACTAACAAGGGATCAGATTACAAGCGGGGATATACCAAATACTATTACATATGATGGTCTACCATCGTTAACAAGAAAAGCAGGTATGGCAGCTTTCTTTCAAATTAAACTACCCGGTACTGCTCCAACAGCTCAATAACATAAATATTATTATGCTTAGAGACTCTAGATTAATTGCCGAGCTTGCTTATAGTAGTGCCAATAGCAACGACCCTATTATACCAGGTCAAGGCATATCTACATCACAAACTATGCCTAATATGCCTTCGGTTGCTAATGAAGAGCCTAAAAAGGAAGTTGATTCCAAGCAGGTAGTAAAAGCAGTTAAAGATTGGATTAGACTCGAACCTGGACTCTATCCTATTGACACCATTCGTAAAGCTGATCATACAGCTCATACCATTCTTCAGTTCATTTACTCAATTTGTGCTAGCCCTGACGCCGTTAGTAGGGTCCTAAAGACTATTAATAAAGCATATAAACAAGATCACAAGTAATAGCTTGACACTTTAACCTATAGGCTTAAAATACCTATACAACTAAAGGATTAAATATTATGAGTATGACGTTAAAAAAGAAAGGCGTTAGTGTACAGGAAGAAAGAAAAACAACAACACTTGTAACGTCAGACATGGTAATAGATCTTTATCTTAAGGCCAAGAAGTCAAAAGGTACAGAGAAGAAGATCCTAATGGAGCGTGCCATATTTCTTAGTCAGAATCTGAATCATTACACTCCGTTGATTTTAAGTCATTATACCGTTTAATCTTCTCTTCGTATTTAAGTACGATCTGATCAATGACTCTTCTACGATTTTCGTCAAAGTGATAGCCACGGCATTTAGGGCAGAATACATTTTCGTATAAAGTCACTGCTTCGCATCCCTCACATACCTTATACCAAAACCAAGTTGATTTGATCTCCTGCTTAATATCTTCTATATTGATGTTTGGTTTCTCGGTACCCATATACTAAATAATATATATGGTTAATGACATGTATGCCATCTTTGAATCGTATAAACAGCTCAGAGAAGATCGAGCTGATTTAAGCGGGTTGTCACTTGGAGTGAAGTTACCCGCCCAAGCTAACAATACAAATCGATTTAGCGGTAATATACCTTCAGGTGCAATAGCACCTGTGGATCAGGGTGTAAGTCAGGATAACGAAGAAAAAAATATTCCAAAAGATATTTTAAAAGTTATAAAAGCTATATCAAATAGTGCACATAAAGCTGACCATGAAAGTGTAATAGTGGATTGTGTAAAATTAAGAAAAGTACTTTCCAAATATACAATAAAACGTAATTGATTTATAGAGCATTTATAATATAATGCTTAAATGGATACAGTTATTAAGAATTTAGGTTGGACTGATATTTTTTACGGTGTTACAAGTTTGGAGGAACTTCTTAGAGATGATGCTTTTGTTCCTGATGTAATCGTCACAATTGGACGCGGTGGTATGATTCCCGGTACTCTTCTTGCCTATCGACTTGATGTGAAAATTGTTCATAATTTTTCTGTACAGACATATAATGAAAAAAATGTTAAGTCTGGCTTTATTATCTCTATTCAAGAACCTGGTCATAGTTTAGCACTTAAGCATAGAGATGATAAGATTCTCGTTGTCGATGATATATCCGACGGCGGATCTACACTTGAGTATATTAAGAATGAGTTGGCTACAAATTACGGACTTAATAATTTACGTTTTGCTACGCTTTATACAAAGCCGCATACAACATTTGTACCTGATTATTACGTCACAGAATTTCCTAACGACTCATGGCTTGTATTTCCCTGGGAAGTTTAATCTTCTTTTAATACTGATGCGAGTATTTTAGCTAAACTATTAGCCGAGCTCTTGGTAATAGAAATTTGAATTTCTTCTGGTAAAAGTTTACCGCCTATTGTTGATATATTACTTGGAAAAGTACTGTTTATCTGACCAGTCGTCATGCCGATATCTGGACCGGTCTGAATAGCGTTTTGGCTTTTTGGTGAGATATTAAAATCTTCTATTACTTTATTAAATTTCATAATCATCTATTATTTCTGGTTTAGGAAATCTTTCTTTAACAGCTTGACAGGCTTTAATATACTTATTAATTTGTTCGTGATCGTTCTTGACTATACCGTCAATATAGTCGAAGATTGACGGATAACTTCGAGCTCTTAATACGTTATACGGTATAACTCGTGGTTTTAAAATAAGTACGTCCCATACCTGATCTTCTTGGTTAAATTGTAATACTTCACCTTGTTTTATTTTTGGTGGTGTTATTAATGTAGCATGAGCTGGTACAAGCCATCTACCTGGTACCATAGGGTCGGGATCAGCGTCCTCTTCATATCTAAAAACCCTTGTATCAGGATGATAATTATATACCTTCATCGAGGTATATTATAGATTAGTATTTGATACAGGCAAGAAGCGCGATGTTGCTTGGTCGTGTTTCAGTATCGCCTGTATTATCAATTGTTATACCTGTTGTATGAGTTGTGATACTTATATTTGCTTTACTTGAGACATTTGAGATACCTGTTGTATTAGAGTTAATTGTAATGCCAGTTGCATGTGAATCGATGGCTATTCCGGTTTTTGAACTTCCAGTTGTTGCAGACGCACTATAGGCAGGAGGGTGACCGTCTTTATCGTTTACTGCCATACCACGTCCAATATCACCGCCAGCTGTAGACGAATGTGTGTGACCATTATCTGTAATAGTATGAGAGTGACCATCATCAGTAACACCGTGTGTATGACCAGGATCAGTAATACTATGAGAGTGACCACCATCGACAATACCGTGAATGTGACCTGCATCGGTAATAGTGTGGTTGTGATATTTAAAAGTATCAGCTTGATAAGAACCAAAGTCTCTACGAGAATCTATAGTACTGTTAATAGAATTGCCGTTACTAATTCCATCGTTCCATCCACGAATAAATTGACCGCGAAGATCAGGGATACGGAAATTAAGCGGTCCATCGGTACCCTGCCACCATATAGTATTAATATTACCACCGCCAAAATCTTTCTTTGGTAAAACATTAAAGAGGCTTTGATATTTAGTAATAGGAAGAACAGCACCGTTTGCTTTTAACCAACCAGTTGGTGCTGTTAGTGTAGCGAAGAAAGAGACTTGCCCTGCTGGGGTTGATGCTGATAGACATGCATTATCTACATAATCCTTACGAGTCAATTGATTAGCTGCTATTGGTGTTGTATTTGCATAAAAGCTTGAAGCCGTAACTGTACCTGTGAATACACCAGCACCGCTAAATGTTGTTGTATTCGAGCCAACTCGCATCCAACTTGTCCATGTTGTACTACCGCTAGGAAAATTACCGATAACAAAATAATCTGTTTTAACAGTACCTGCTGTACCGGTATCATCACCAATATTAAAACGCCATTCTGTTTGATTAGATGAAACATTATAGCGATATGTATAAAGTGCATCGGTATTATCACTACCTCCAAACCAAAGTTTATTACCAGATGTATTAACTGTACCTTGTGTGGGATTACCAATATTAACATCACCACGTACATCAAAGGTAAATACCGGGACTTGTACGCCTATACCGACATTACCGTTATAGATATGAAGGAGCTGATTATTTAGTGTCGAAGGATTTACTGTGATTGGATATGCGTTATTTACAACATCGTATATGTAAAAATTACCGCTACTGTTACCAATTTGAAATTTAGATGATGTATTACCTGTATCTATTAGTCCAATTACAGGCCCTAAGGAGGCAATTTCAAGATTAGCGCTAGGTGTTGTTGTACCGATACCAATGCGTGGTGCACCAAGTGAATAATAGCCTCTTAGCAATTCGTTACTATTTCCATATAATGCAACGATACCGTTTGCTGCATTACCGCCGCCTACAATAGGACTAAATAATCCTGTATCGCCGTCAGCGTTAAAAGCATACCCGGTAGTAGAAGCATCGGAGGCGTTAGGTTTACCCTGAGCAGCTCTAAATGCTGTACCATATAATAAACCAGTCATTGTATCACCAGATACATTTACAAAGTTTGATTGAATAAAGGCAGGTGTTGTGCAGGTGTTGAACTGTGTTACATAGTTAAGATTTACAACATCATTTCCGTTAACTGGAATTACATCTGTTACAAGTCGTCCATTATTAGCATCAAGTGCACTGACACCGCCTATTAACGCACCACCACTTAGAGGGAGATAGTTTGCAATAACTGGAGAATTAATCGTAATAGTATTAGCTGTAGAAACTAGTGTTGTACTACCTGTTGTTTGTAGTTGGACTGGTCCAAGACTTCCAGCACCTGTTGTATAACCTAAGATTTGTTTATCTGTAGCTATCTGTATATCAGAAATTGTTTTACCGTCACTATTTGTAATCTTGACACTATTCGGTGTACCAGGTTTTATATACGCATTACCTACGCTGGCTGTTTTAATGTTTAATACCGATCCATTTCCACCTATTATAGTTGGTGAATTGGTTGTAATGTTTGCATTAAGTTGATTAATACCGATGCCGCCGTTTAAGACGTTTAGTTGAGATAGGTTATCATAATAAAATTGACTTGGATTAATCTTTGTTGAGATAAAATAGTGCGCTAAATTTGAAAGAGAAAGTACTGCACTGGTACTCGATACACTATATAGAGATGTTGTTACAGCATCATAAACAATATCACCAATATTAGCTGCACTTAATAATATAAAGGTAGAGGAAGCAAGATTTGTTTGTGTTGAATTATAAACATAACTACCTGAAAGAGCAGGTATAATTCCGTAATTAACAATGCCAACAGGGTTACCGCCCAATGTTGTACCGTCACCAACAAAGAGACGATTTGTATCAAGGCAATAGGCGGGTTCACCTTGTGAGAATACAACTGTTTTTCTCTGACTATCAAGGCCGCGACGAAATAAGATCTTTGTTATATTGTTTCCCATATTCTACTATTAAATTATTTATTACATTTATATAAATTACCATACGTTCATAAATACTATTATATGGCAAAGATGTATTCAGCGGTTGTTTCTGGTAAAAATGTAATTTCTGTATTTGATGTACAGAAGGGTATAACAAGCTATAAAATTAACTTAGGTGATGTTGAAATCGTCAATGGTCCTGTTATTACGGTTGATAAGTTAACTATTATCGTTAAGAACAAACAAGGAAAAATGCAAGGTAAGGTGTATTCCTTACCAAAGGGTATTCTATCATATTCATTTCAGATTAAGTAATATAATAATAGTATTAGTGTATGAAACGGATGACTCGCCCTACTGAAATTACAAAACTAAAATCAGATGTAGAACATCTTTATAAGACTGTATATCAAGGTAATGGTAAGCCGTCAATCTTAAATCAAATTACTAGTATTGAGCATCGTTTAACTTCGCTTGAGGAAAAGTTAGATAATAACTTTAAGTCTATGGATACAGAGATGTCGTTAAAGTTTGATAGTATAACTGAAATCGTTAACGAGAGGTTCTCGCATATCTCTTATCAAATATCTCGTGAATTTGAAACAGATAAGGTTGCAACTGCCGGTAAGCACCAATTAAAGGCAGGACTTGTTACAGCAATTATTGCTACATTCACAACGTTTGGTGCATTATTAATAAATCATATAATCTCGTCTCATTAATATCACGGTTGACTTTAGTGCTGTATAACGTATAATACAGCATATGAATCTTATAGATGTTGAAAGAGCACAGGAGCCAGTAGATTTAAATAAATTTGCTTTTATACCTGCTGACAAGTACCCATATAGTATTATCGGGTTTCAACTAAAAAATGCATATGATCAACAGCGTATTAAAATTAAGTCAAAATATAATACAAAAGATATTATTCATCCCCTACCATTACCTAACCCTACCGCCATCTGCTACAGAGGCATAAAAATTTATATATACGAGAAATATCAACCTCTTCTTAATCAACTTAAAAAGTTCAATACAGTCCTAACAGATAATATTGATGTTAACGTATATAAAAACTTACTTAATGAATACGATTTAACGTGTGATGAATGTTATGCTTATTTACGTAAGGGCGTATATCCAATTGACGGTAGATATTTAAATATATTGTCTAATATTGATATTACACTCGAGTCACTTTATAGTGAAGCATTTAATACAAAGTGTGTACCAGCTTTTCAATCCTTTAGTAGCTTTACTATTTTTATTTTATGTAATGAAACGATTTATTCATAGAGATTAAATATATATGTGACTTTTTATATAGAAAATACTCTTCTTTATAAGAAGTACGCAGCAGAAAGAGTACACATTTTAAAAAATAAATGGTACATGTCAGAACGTGTAGGTAGAGATGTAGGTTACGAAAAAGCTCTTTTTGATTGGTTACTTAATAAAAAAAAATATCTTAAGCAGGTAGAGTAGCGTTAGGATCCGTTGCTACAATAGGTGATGGCATATCAGTGTTTGATACAGGTATTAGACTGTCTGGAACTAGCTGACGTATCGCCATATGTGACCCGCCTTCACCGTAGTCATAGCTAACCGTGTGTTGTGCCATGACATGTGAATCAGCGTGTGCACCAGTGCCCATGTTCATAACCGGAAATTGAGGTGCACCGCCACTTGTATGTATACTTGCTGCAGCTACTAGTTTCTTGACTTCTGTTGGATGAAGACCGCGAAGCGATATTGCATTTGTACCGTCCGCCTCGAATGGATTTGATACCGGTACCTCAGGTGGTTCGTATGCAGGAACTTCTTGTAATGAACCTGTAAGACCCTTAGGACCGGTACCTGCTACACAAAACCCTGTTGGTGTTATAACAGCAATCGGTGCCGGATTTGTACACGTTACCGTACCGCCTTGTGGGTCGACACCTGTTACAATACACATATTGGTAGGAATATAACCAACAACAGTACCGGTTGGTACAAACCCTGCGTACCTACCGGGATCTGTGTATCCCATAAACACAGGTGTCTTTCCGCCTGGTTGTAGTTCTCTTGTTATAGGATCGACGATACCGCTAGAATCCATTGGTATAGACACACCGGTGCAATTATCAGGTGTCGGGCTGCCACTAATTGTTACAGGGTCGGATTGCCGCTTATGCTGTGGTGTAGCTAAACCTTGAGCTGCCATAGTACCTTCTACGTATACACCGCCCTTGACAAACAATCTACCGGAAATGCCTACATCACCGTCGAGAAGCACCTGATCACCTGCGTAGCGAGGTTTAATATGGATAATATCACCAGTTAACGATAACCGTTTACCGCCATCGACATTAACTTCATTAGCACTACCAATATTAACCTGTTCACCGGCAATATTTGTCATAGCACCGGAGATGTTTACTACGCCATATGACTTAAGATTTAATCCACCCGCACCAACCAATACACTATAACGATTACATACATTGAGCGAATAAGTACCGCCAGGTAAATCATCGACCTGTACTTGTTCAATAAGAGGTGATGGTTTACGAACAGTAAACGTAGCCCCGGGATGCACTTGCACGTAAGCATTTTCCATTTTACCAAGAGGATCAACTCTTATTGCGCCCCAATCATTCATGACCGTGCCTATAGTTTCAACCTTATGTTTAGTGACTTCAACAATCTCAGAGCCACCGCGTCCCATCTGCGCTTCAATCTTTGCTAGTTGCGGTATTGCAGCTGTCATTAATTGAGGTAGATCGATGAGCTTTTTCGTTTCAGCTGTCCAAAGACCATTAAAAGAACTCGGGCTTCTACCTGTACCGCCGCAAGCCGGGCAAGTGCGGCCTGCTACTACACCTGGTCTATGGTCTAGCGTTGACCCGTCATTAGCTGGACCTGGTAATGGTCCTTTACCCGGTACTATAGCCTGAGGTCCGCTAGCATTAAAATTAACTAAACCAGTAATAAACCCGCCTATCTTACCGAGTAAAGCAGTAGGACTTGTAGGTATTTTTCCTCTAACGAATGACGGTGAAAGACTACTGTTTAGTATACCAATTCCATCACCATTAAGAACACCAGTCGTTGCAACGTTAGCTGAGGCTCCATACCCTGGTGCAAACGAGTTGTTAATAGCTAGTATTGTTGGTCCACTAGCACAAACAGGGCATGGCTCTGGGTTACCAGCTTTTGATTGACCTGTTCCGTTGAGTTTTAGTAACGCTGCGACGCTCTCATGTATACCATCTGTACGTCTGATATCAAATAGCTGCTTTATATCAGCAATTGGATCCATAACAGATTTCCATTGTTGATATAGAGCAGAATTTAGGTCACCGACTTTTCTATAGTGATCACCAGCAACAACACAATCAAAATCACGCTGGGTGAACTCATTACGAGTACCTCTAATAGTTTCAAACATGTCACCGAGTACAAGCTTCTGATCATTGTTTGTAGCAAGTTCAATATTTGCTTGATTATTGAACTCTTTAAATGACCCTGAATAATGTGTGAGTTTTAATAACTCGCGATTATCGGTATTGACAAAAGCTAGTGTACCGCCTTTTTGATTAATAACATACTTGTTGCGGTATGTCTCGGCGTTTATAGTTCCGGAGCCTATTGACGTATTTTCCCATTCGCCAGGGTAATCTATACCCGGCTGACCGACAGTCGCATCAAAAATACTACTCCATTCCGAAGCACCATGTGATGCGCTGAAGATAACAGGCTTTAGCGGGTCCCCGGCATTAAAGAATACCCAAACATGTGAGCCAACATTTGGTATAGCGAATGATCCTTTACCGCTATTGCTATAACACTCTGGTGTATAATTATAGCTCAACTTATTAACGTTATTAACGTTTGTCAATTGAGGATTATTAAATGCATCACCTAAATTAACAGTCGCCATATCGTAGATATGGCCAGGTTTTTCACCAATGTTATCAGAGTTTTGTTGATATGGTGTTGTAGTACTGCTACCGAACAAGTAATTAAAATTACTTCCATCACTTGTTGTAGCTTTTTTTGAAGCAGCATGGTAGCGTCCTGCACTAGATTCACCGAGAATAGGTGACGCGACTTCAGCCCAAGGTAGAATCAACTTTAAGTCATCGATAATATTTGTTAAATCGCTTCCTACATTGCTACCAATAAATTTAAAAATACGATCTACAGCGGGCTGATTATCACTATTTTCTGTCCAGTTCTTATAAACTGTTGGAGTTATATGTGGTACAAAAACTTTAACACGTCCACGGTATTGTGGGTCGTTATTCTGCACCACAATACCCATATAGTTGCCGTAATATTTCGGGTAATCCATACTTGATTTTATTATTATTTACGCATATAATCTGAATATGCTAATTAAAGTATCGCACGAATCTCCTATTTCGATTCTTCAAACTTCTACACTTTATAATGATTTCGATTACGCTTTAGTACATTTATTTGATTCTCATCCAAAATATTATGAATTCTTTAAACACTCTCGTGAGATCTATAATAGAGAAGTACTTTTAGATAATTCAATTTTCGAACTAGGACATGCATTTGATAGTGATAAGTTTCTTGCTGCAGCTATTGACCTTAAACCTAATATGTTTATTGTCCCTGATGTTCTTGAGGATAGTAATGAGACACGTCGTAGCTTTGTTAATTGGATTGCTGAAGGTAAGATCCAGCAGATTAAAGACGTATGCTTCACAAAAGCTATTGGAGCTGTGCAGGGTAAGACATGGCAAGAGCTTATTGATTGTTATAAGTTTATGTCTGATCATGCTGATATGATTGCTATTAGTTTTGATTTTTCATATTATGAAATTACAGGAGAAGGTCAAACAAAACTCGATAAGTGGTGCTCTGGTCGTCAGCGCTTTATTTCTCACCTCATCGAAAGAGGTATTTGGAATTGGGATAAGCCGCATCATCTTCTTGGATGTTCTTTAGCAAAAGAATTCCGTTATTATATTAATAATAATGTGTATAATATTGTAAGTTGCGATACGAGTAATCCAATTGTAGCAGCTCTACATGGTATGCAGTATGATGCTGATTACGGCTTACCTGTTAAGCCATCAACTAAGCTTGCAGATTTAATTGATCATCAAGTTACAAAGGATGAGATGGAAATTATTGAATATAATACTAAAATGTTTAAAAAGATCTTATGCAGATAAACGAAAATTGGATAGCTTTTTTTAGTCAAAGTGGTACAGAGCTGACTAATATTATTCATCATACTAAAAAAATACCTGCTGCTATTATAACCAATCGGCAAAATGATGAAGGGGTAAATGTTGTGCTTAAGCAAATGAAAGATAATAATTTGCTTAATTGGATTACATTACCAAAAAATCCTATATCAAAAGATTATAAAAAAGCACTTAAACCCTTTAAGAGCCCTCTTATTACACTTCATGGTTATTTGAGAATCATACCTAAAGATATTTGTAAAAAATATAAAAACATCTATAATTTACATCCTGGTCTTATAACAGAATATCCTGATCTTAAGGGTAAGGATCCGCAGATAAGAGCTATACGTGCTGGATATAAAACAGCTGGTGCTGTTATTCATAAAGTTATACCTGCTGTTGATGAAGGTGAGATTATAGACTCATATCCAATTAATATAGCAGGACTTGAGGAGGATGAGATTTTAAACCGTTTACACTCTTTAGGTAGTATAATGTGGTACAAATTTTTTGATAATTATGAGCATAGATGAAATACAAAAAGCAATAGAAACCCAATACCCTGATACTTGTGCTGAATTTAAAAAGATTCAACACGATCATTATCTTACGTTTTGCAAGAAACAGTTTGACTACGGTCCAGGTAACATCTCTCTTGGGTCTTCATTAGTATTACCTGAAGAGAGAAAGGCGTCAATTTCAGCTATTGTTGTTCGTCTCAATGATAAGTTACAACGATTAATTAATCTCGTTCTTAGAAAGAACAGTCTCGAGTCAGCTAATGAGTCAGTGTTTGATGCTTTTCTTGATATATCAGTTTATAGTATTATTGCTGAGATTGTTAACCGTGGCAAGTGGGCAAAGTAATAGTATAATGGTAATATGATTATTAGTTTTTCAGGTGTTCAATGTAGTGGTAAGAGTACTCTGCTAAAAGCTTGTCAAGAGTATTATGGTGATCGATTTGAGTTTGTTGAAGAGGTGACTCGTTTAGTAAAACGTGAGTTTAATGTACCTATTAATGAAGAGGGTACAGGTATAACACAGAGTTTAATTATTAATAAGCATATAGAGAATGTATTAAAGTTTAGAGAAAAAGATGTTATATTAGATCGCTGTATTCTTGACGGTGTATGTTATACCGGTTATCTTCACTTAGAAGGTAGTGTACCTACGTGGGTATTTGATTATAGTAAGCATGTTTTCGAAAAGCTTATAACAATGTATGACGTTATTTTTTATACAGATCCTTATGACATTGAGTTAGTCGATGACGGTGAAAGAAGTATAAACAAAGATTTTCGTTTTAATATGATTACTACGTTTGATCATGTCTTAAAGAGATACGATCATCTGTTAAAAGATAAAGTTGTAAAACTAAAAGGAACAGTTGAAGAACGTATGGAAGCTATTAAAATGAGATTAAATTAATTATATGACAACAAACCTAACTGATATTGCATCAAAGACTCTTGGCTCATCGGCATCTTATGCGGTATATACTGAACAATTTGATCCTTCACTTCTTAACCCTATGCCTCGAATCCTTGCACGTGAGGGATGGGGTATTAATGGCGATGAGTTTATAGGTTTTGATACGTGGCATTGTCATGAAGCAACTTTTCTTCTCAACAACGGCTATCCTGTTGCTGGTACTATTAAGTTTGTATATCCATCGGATTCAGAGTTTATGGTAGAGTCAAAGTCTGCTAAGCTTTATATGAACTCTTTTGATATGTGTAAGATGGGTGAGACTTTAAAAGAAGCTATCTATAATTACGAAAATCAAATTACTACCGATCTTACTAATGCAATTGGTAAGCCTGTTAAGGTTAAATTTTTTCCATCAGAATCATCTGGTCTTTTCCCATTAAGAGATTATCAGGATTTGTATACTGTGCTTGCTGATACTGCTTCGCAAATTACAATTACTGACTATTCAGCTCAGCAAGATCATTTAGAATTTTATAAAATTCATCCTGAAGATCATGCTTCAGTTAGTGATAAGTTCTTTACAAATGCATTACGTTCACGATGCCGTCATACAAAGCAGAAGGATACAGGTGCAGCTTATGTTCATATTATTACAAAGAATGGTATGCGAGTAAAGCCTGATTCACTTTTTAAACAAATTGTCTCACTTCGTGAGGTTAATGAATTTCATGAATTTTGTGCTGAGAAACTTTTTATAAGTATTATGGCTCACGAGGAGGTACAGGATTGTGTTGTTACTCTTCTCTATTCACGTCGTGGTTCACTAGATATTAACCCGACTAGAGCTAGTAGTAGACATCTTCTTCCGCATATTCTTGGTGATATTAATCATTACACAGAAAAGGCCATGGGTCAATAATTTAATTCGTTAGTTGTTGTTACAAAAAAAAAGCCCTGGCTCAGCCAGGGCTTTTTACTTTATTTATATATTGCTTTATCTTAGCCGTTGTATGAAACAAGTCTTGAGTGACCAAAAGTTGTACGAACCTGATGATTAACGTCAGGACTATTTGTGAGATAAAAGAAATTATCTAATGTAGAGGTTTTTGTAGGATCAATAACAGCTGTTGTTGAATTAGCGGATAGATAGATCACTGTATTCCAAAGACTACTAGCAGTACCAGCTGATGGTGGCCAGTAAACACCGAGTGTTGCACTAACACCACTCTTGTATGTAGTTGAACCTGGTACTACTTGACCAGGCCATACTTGAGGAGTTGGTAAAGATGTGGCACCGGAGAATGTAATATTAATAGAAGTAGCACCAGCAGTTGCACTTAAACCAGTACCTGTTGAATCAGGATCTGTATTGATGATTAATTTAACAACTTCGTCAGTAAGTTTATTACCAAGTGTAGTGTTACTCGCATCAAGTAATAACGTAGTATCGAATCCAGCACTTACAGTAAATGCTTGGACACCGTTAGAAGATGAAATTGCTGGTGTGACGGTTAAAAGAGATTCGTAGGCCATATGTACTAATATTTATTCTTCTGCGGTATAAAATTTAACATAATACAAGGGAAAACCCGGTCTTTCAACCGGGTTTTCTTTTTGATCTTGCGGATCGTGTTACTTCTCTTAGAAGTAGACAGACTGAGTTGCAGGCGTAAATGCTGTACTGAGACCCTGAAGAACGATGACGTGGTAATAAAGATTCGCACCGAAGATGTTATCTACAACGCCATAACGGGTTAATAGACCAACACGTGGTGAGAAATCATTAGGACCGATGGTACGCTGAACCATTACAGGAATGTAAGGACAGTAGATGATACCAGTGTCATAGAACTCAGGCCCCTTGTAACCAAGGAGCGCGTAGTCGAGACGAGTTGTACGAGTCTGACCGGATGGGAAACCACCCTTACCACCGAAGTTACCTCCGGCGTTAGCCTCGAACTGTGCCTCTGTACGTGTATCACGGTAAACATTGAAACGGCCGGCAAGCGAGCCTACCTTTGCAACACCGACGGGCTGAGTATTGACTGAACCCTGTACAGGTACCCACTGGAATTCAGGGAGCATCTCTAGGATAGCGCAAACGCGAGGTGTACCAACAATGAAGTTAGCGGAACCACGGCGGTTACGTACGGCAATACGATTAGCCTCAACGATGAGTCTCTGATAGAAGTCACGATTACGCTCAACGAGCCAGCGACCATCGGCCGAAGCAGGATTCCAGATTGAGAAGCCAACGCCGTAACCGGCGTTAAGAGCTGTCTGAATCATACGGATGATCATTTCACGGTCGATTTCGGCCTGAAGCTCATACGACATAGCGTTTGTGAGCTCAGTATCGATATCGATACCGTTCATGTTCTTAAGATCCTGTTCAAGCTCAACGGACCAGCGAGCTGCAAGACGGCGTGTACCGGCTTCAACTGCTGTCTTCTCGAACGAAACGACGATCTGAGGGATGTTACTGGACAACTCAAACTGGCTGAGAAGTGCTGCAACGCCTTGATCTTCAGGAACGAATGTGAAGGCTGAACCTGCGCCAAGACCGGAGAGAGCTGAAGAGCTCGCACCAGTGAAGGCTGTGTTGAGGTACTGATAACCTAATTCTGGGTTAGCAGAAAGTGCAGCGCCACCAGCATACTGTTGTGTGCCGGAAGCGTCGAGGCCATTGGCCTGATTCTGATAACCAAGTGAGGTTGGTTCGTACTTATAACGGAGTGCAAAAGCAAGACCGACTGGACCACTCATAGGCTGGACACCAACGATTTCGTTAGTGATGAGCTCTGGGAATGTACGTCTGATCATCGGAATGAGGATCTTAGGAAGACGAGCGTCGCCTTGTGCATAAGCTGAATCGTTCTGTGAAGGGAACTGATTGCCGTATGAACCTGCGCCACCTGTCTCACCACCGAAAACGCCACTACCTGTTGCACCGTAACCACCGGCTGTACCGCCGGAAGCGTTGGAGGCCTCAAAGCACCATTTCTCTTGGTTCTCAAGGAGGATGGCGGTGTTAAGGCGGGTGTGATCGTCTTCAATCGCACGAACGTTGTTTGATGTGTAATCCAATACAGGAGTCCACTTTTCAAGCAATGTCTTTGCGCTTCTCTCATCGATGTATGACTGTGAAGGACGGATTGATTTTGACATAGTTTTAAAAAATTTCTTTCTTTTTGTCGACCTTAATTTCTATTCAGGGGCAAGCCCTCAACAACAAATCTTCTATTCTTAGAAGAAAATAAAACTTAGTACTTATGAAGCTCGTTCAAGTAAAGATTGAATGTACGATCTTCACTTGCAGAAGTCTCGAAAGACTCCTCGATTACCGGGCGATCAACAGCTGATGTAACTGTCTCTTCCCTGGCTTCTGTAACAAGATTGTTGAGCCGCTCTTCTTCGGATTTTTCATAAAGACCAAGTGTATAATCAAAGTTTTCTGCGATAAATTTAGCGGACTTAGAACCAAGCATTTTTTTCATATACTTTTTCTTGTCCTCATCAAGAGAAGAAATCTTCTTCTCGAGAATTAAACTCGCATTGACATTGTTTAGTTGCTCGGTCAATGTTGCAACCCGCTTATTGGCGGCTTCAAGCTGCTGGGCAGCTTCATCAATTCTTGCTTTGCCGTCAACAACGGCATCACGGATGCTCTCTTGTGCGAGAGCCATATCAACTGATAACATGTTGCGCATCTCGTTTAATACGGAAGCAGCACGCTTATTATTGACAGCTTCTTGAATTTCAGCTGTTGGAAGCTTCTCTTCAAGATAAAGTTCAAGGTAATTACTTACCTGATTAACCATTTGGTTTTTAAAATTAGCAGCTTCAGTTGTAAGCGCTGTTTCATACTTTTCAACAACTGTTCTAAGCTTCTTAGCACGATCAGTATCAAGTGCTGAAACGACTTTATTAAGTTTAGCTACATGATCAGCATCAATAGCCTCTAAAAGAGTTTCAAGCTTCTTAGCGTAATCCTCGTCCTGTTCATTAAGAGCCTTTTCAACGTGAAGTCTTGCTTTTGCGTCGACTGAAGCTTCATAGGCTGTTTCAATTTCCTTAAGAACGTCTTCTGTAAGAATGTCCTTAGTTGCGGCCTTGAGGAGTTCGGAGATATTATTTTGCATATAAATTATTTAGAATTTTGGATAGCTTTGCTGATAGCAGCTTTGAGCTTGCTTTCGACTGTACCCTGTAAATACTTATCGGCCTGGGCGTAATTTTTCTGAGAAATGGCCTTTAAAAAGTTAGCAATATTTGTTGATTCTTTACGCATATCTGATGGCCATTCTTTTTTATCTTCGACATGATCTGCGATGTAACGGGCGCGTTTGCATTTCTCGCATGAGCAAGTCTTCCAGTTATGCTTTGTCTCAGCATCTTCACCGGATGTAGTTTTACTTGCACCTCTTGACTGAAGATAGGATTGAATAACATTCTTAATCTCGTCATAGTGATGTTCGAAAAGAGATTTAGCAACACTACCGCCTTGAGCGTGGAGGGTACGATCTGGCTCTTCTAAGATAACTATAACTTTACCGTTGATATTAACCTCAAAATGTTCATTATCATCCTGATCGTAACCAAGACTATTAACAACAAAAATACCATGCTTTGTCTCAGCATCTTCCTCTTCAACGGGTTGATTACTTTGAAGCTTCTTAAGCTTATCCTGAGCAGCTTGAATTTTTAATTTCGTAACATCCTGCTCTTTAGCTCTAATAGTCTGTGTGAGATCGGCCATATATAATTTATTTATGTTAGAGTTTAGATAAAAACGTTAAAATCTGTTCCCTTAAAAAGCTAGCAACATCATGTTTAGGTAAGCCACGAATACTTTTTTCAAAAGATTCGTATACTTCTTCAAACTTTCCATCCATACCAAGGACATATTGTTTGGATTCAAGAATACCATTAACAAAAGCTTTAGGACAGCTTGGATCAGCTACACAATCAACTGCAATTAATCTCATTTCGTTAACACGATTAATACCATCTGATTGCTCTTCAAGTTGACCGAGGGCACGACTTGACATACCAACCTTAACTCCGTCGTTAATAAGCGAGCGAACAATTTGACCAACCGGTGTTGAAAGAACAATTGATTCACCAATAATAATATTACCGTCTTTACGTAGAGATGTCACCATATGACAGGCACGCTCAAGATCAACTTCTGCTGAAGCAGGGTGATTTAATTCGCCTAATGCGCGCTTCGGAATAACCATTTCTTGAACATAACGGTCAACTTCACGTGCCATATCTGATTCTGTATAAATTCTTTTGTTTTTATTTACCTCTTCGCAAGCCATATAAGGACCGCGAATCTTCATAACCGACTGACCTTTAAGATTTTTCTGCTCTTCGATATACTCAAATTGCTCTTCTGAAGCCGGTGTTTCAACTAATAGGCGTAATGACATAAAGATATTTATTATCTGAGTAGTTATTTATCTATACCTAACTCTTTTTCCGTTAGAATTAAAAAGTTATAACCGTGCTTATTACACCATTTTTTAGCGGCTTCCCATTTGGCTTGATTTTGAGCAAAACGAGCTGTCTCGTAAATCATTGTCGACATACGTTTTTTACCCTTTATTGGTGGCACGGTTTGCCCGCTTGGCTTAATTTCTATAATATATTTTTTTATTATATTGCCCTCTCGTATTGCTACAACACCATCTGTATAATAGCGGTGAACCTTATGATCAATAGGACTCACATAAGGTATAATTACAGCCTCAGATGCCCATTCAACAACATTAGGATTATCATCTGCCCATCGAAAAAACTTTAACTCCCACCCTGATCGATATACGGGTGATTCCTTTCCTATATATTTTAATTTGTTCTTTGGATTAAAAACGCCTTGCTTGAATTTACCTTTACCGTTAAGCGGTATCATAATATTAACCAATAAAGAACATAGGCGGAGCCGCATCACCAAAGCCAGGTGCTGCACCAGTAAAGAGTTTTTCCTCAAGCGCTTTTTTCTCTTCTAAACCTTGACTTAAAAGATCATTAAAATTCACCGTACCACCACCGAATAGTGCTGTATTAGCGTACTTGCCTCGAACATCACCAACAGCAATCTTACATAAAGCTAACGCATATTGGAATACCCATTGCTCTTTTATAACATCGCGAAGCGGTCTCTCAACATAACATGCTACAGTACCCCAGAACTGACTACCGGAGCCTGGTGTACGCGGCGGGGGGTAAAAAACGAGTGTCTGTGTACGTTCATCAAACGTGAACGAACGACGAGTTGCTAGTAGCTTATCTCTCACCTCGAGCCAATTCTTTAAAGTATACCAGCTGATAAGATCAAATCCATAGTTACCCATCGCGTAGCTAAAATATGTTTGCTGCGCTAAAGTCTGCTCAATGGTAAATAGTGTATTAATACCTGTTGATGAACCTTCTTCAAAATTAAAAATATCAATAACTTTCCTGTAATCCATTGTATCATAATCAAAACAATTAACCGTTTGTTGTTGACTATTACTTGAAGGTGTAAAGAGATTAGCAACTGTGCTGTTAAAGTTTATAACACTTAAATAAGCAGTAGTTGTAAGAATCTGATTTTGAAAAATACCAGTCGGATATGTACCAGACAATGTTGTCGATGTATTAAAGAAGCTAGCAGGTATAGTAGAAGTCGTAGCATAGACTGTTGTTACAGGCTTATTAATGCGATTAAAGTAAGGTGTTATACTAAACAAAGCATCAAGCTTAATACCAACACCATCGACGTATAAATCAGAATTAAAAATAAGATATTCTTCTGTATAGCCTGCATATTTTGTAAACATTTCACAAGCTATAGAGATAAACTCAAATAACTGATCTTGGTGAATTTCAATATTAATCATTGGTGCACCAAGTGAGCGTGTAATACGATCTCCAAGACGACTAAATGATTGAATCTTACTAGTTAAGTTAGTACTCTGAAAAGCAGAAATTGGTGTTACAGCAGAGCAGTCCATGATATTATTTATTAAGCAGCGGGTGCCTCGGGCGCTGGTGCTGCCGCGCCAGCGACTTCAGGTGGTGTACCCGCTTCAGGTGGAGCTTCTTCTCCACCTACTGGAGCTGGACCAAAGGCAGGTGGTGTACTGGCTCCAGCACCTCCAGCAGCTGGAGCTGCTCCAGGCATAGTC